GCCACAACATATTTGAAAACCCTTATACTCACGAAAACAACACTAGGACAAACACCTATGGCGAAAGTGCCAAGAGACAGACGCGCAGAAACAGAGCGCGTCTTTACGATGATGCGAGATGGGCTTAGCGCGCGGAAAGCGTGTGAGCAAGCGGGGTTTTCCCTAACTGCGCTGAATCAGTGGTGCGAAGCGGATGAGGCGATTGCTTTGCAATACGCGCGCGCGCGAGCTGATCTACTCGACTGGCGAGCGCAGGACCTAGAGCGGATCGGCGAGCGAGCGGCAAACGCAGAAAGCGCGGTAGAAGTGGCAGGACTGCGTCTTCAGTCAGATAATCGCAAGTGGCTGCTTAGCAAACTTGCTCCAAAAAAATACGGGGAAAAGCTGGAATTGAGCGGCGATGCAAATGCGCCGCTGGTGACGCGGATTGAAATAGTCGGTGTCGCATGCGCACAGAGCGAATAGAACTCCCCCCTAAAATCGCGGCCATATTTTCGCCACGAAGGGGGGAAGTTGACTATCGTTGGTTGTTCGGCGGACGCGCATCAGCAAAGAGTGCCAGCGCCGCTACGATGGCGGCTGTGTGGGGATACGCGGAGCCGCTGCGCGTGCTATGTACGCGCGAGCTGCAAGGCTCAATCCGAGAATCATTTCACGCCGAGTTGCGCAGCTCGATTGAGCGCCACCTGTTTTTGGCGGATGCATACGATGTTGGCGTTGATTATATCCGCAACAAAACAAACGGCACAGAGTTCTTTTTCCGAGGCTTAAAGCACAACTCGACAGCGATCAAATCAATTGCCAAAATCGATTTAGCGATTGTCGAAGAGGCTGAAGACACAAGCGAAGATAGCTGGTCAACACTAACCGGCACAGTGCGCGAGCCGAAATCTGAGATATGGGCGCTGTGGAACCCGCGGAAGAAGGGTAGTGCAGTCGATATGCGCTTTCGCATGACTCAGCCTAAGCGCGGCATCGGATGTGAAATTAATTGGCGCGACAATCCGTGGTTTAGTGATCGATCGCGCCGGGAATTGGAATATGACAAAGCTCGCGACTATGGGTTTTATTTGCACAAATGGGAGGGCGCTTACTTAGAGCGCGATGATTCGCAAGTGTTCAAAAACTGGCGAGTTGAAGAGTTTGATGCGCCGCCTGGCGCATTTCACCGGCTTGGCGCTGATTGGGGCTTCGCGCAAGATCCAACGGTATTGATGCGGTGTCATATCATTGGGCGCAATCTGTACGTTGACTATGAGGCTTATCAAATTGGGTGCGAAATTGTGGATACACCAAGCCTATTTCTAAACATCCCAGAATCTGAACGGTGGCCAATAGTTGCAGACAGCGCGAGGCCAGAAACAATCAGCCACATGCGAAAGAATGGGTTCCCGAAAATTCAAGGCGCAGTCAAAGGCGCTCGGTCAATCGAGGAGGGTGTTGAGTGGCTCAAAAGCTACGACATCATCATCCATCCGCGATGCAAATACCTAATTGCGGAGATGACAAATTACAGCTACGTGATTGACCCGCAAACCAATAAACCTACAAACGTATTGAGCGACAAGCATAATCATGTAATTGATGCGCTGCGATATGCGTGCGAAAGCGCACGGCGACTAACGCGAGCCGCACCAGTAATCGAGACTGCGCCAATTTACACGACTTGGAACAAAAAATGAAAAGCAAAGAAGACCAGTTGAACGAAGTCCACGCTCGCGCATTGCAAGAATTTGACGATATCAGCACGGCGCAATGGGGTGAGCGGATGCAATGCCGCGAAGATAGGCGCTTCGCGTGGATTCCAGGCGCTCAATATGAAGGCGGTTGGGGCGAAATGTTTGAGAATCGCCCAAAACCTGAAATTAACATGATTCAGCAGGCGATCAATAGGGGGATGACCGAATATCGAGCCAATCGCGTTGACGTGCGGTTTGCGGCTAAGGATGGCAGTAAAAAAGACGATTTGGCTATTGCCTTAGATGGCCTATTCCGTTCAGACTCAAAAGATTCAGGCGCTCAAGATGCCTATGATGTGGCATTTGATGAAGCCTATACAGGCGGCATCGGGGCTTGGCGACTGACAAATGCATATGAAGATGAAAGCGGCGAAACAGATTACCAACGAATTCGCTGGATGCCTATTCCAGACGCTGATTTAAGCGTATATTTTGACCTCAATTGCAAAAAGGCAGACAAGTCAGACGCTACAAAATGCTTTGTGTTGTCAACAATCACAGCCAAAGAAGCTCGGGCGCTATACGGAATTGATGTGTCGAGTTGGCCTGCGCAGCGCGACTTGCTAGGATGTACCTTTGATTGGTGGACACCTGATTTTGTTTATCTCGCTGAGTATTACGAGGTCGAGATCAAAAAAGACGTGCTGCTGATATTCACAATGCTGGATGGCAGCGAGGAAAAGCTAAAACAATCGGCGTTAGATGATGATGAGCTAGAACGCTACGAATTGTTGCGTGACAAGTCAATTGATGTTGTAGAACGCAAAATCAAAACCCGCAAGGTGCATAAGTACCTAATGAGCGGGAGCGGTATTCTGGAGGACTACGGCTACATTGCAGGCCCAAATATCCCGGTTGTAATGCTGACTGGCAAGACGACAACGATTGACGGTATCGAGCGATATGTGGGCGCTGTGCGCTACTCAAAGGATGCGCAACGGCTCAAAAATATGCAGACTGCTGTGCTGGTTGACATTACGTCCAAATCGCCAGTCGAAGTGCCTATTGTCACGCCTTCGCAGATCGCTGGGCATCAAGTGGCATGGGCGAATCAAAGCGTAACACAAGCCCCATATATCCAGCTAAACGCAACGATTGATGCGCAGGGCAATGAAATGCCCATGCAAGGCGTTCCAAAGCTCACGCCACCTAATTTGCCGCCTTCGCTCATGGCTTTGATGCAAACAACCGGCGCTGACTTGGCATCAATTCTTGGGGATAACGCGCAAGCCGAAAAGCTAATATCAAACACGTCTGCACGAGCGGTTCAGTTGACGCAAACGAGGCTAGATGAGCGCAATTTTATTTACATGGACAAGATGGCCATTGCGGTGCGACGCACCGGCCAAATCTGGCTAGGCATGGCCGCCGAGGTTTATGGCGGCGATGAGCGGCCAATGAAAATCATCGATGAAATGGATTCGACCGGCTCAATTGACTTATCGGAGGTGGAAATTGTCGATGGGCAGTCAAGGCCAAAATACGACTTTGCCAGTGCCAAAATGGATGTTGATGTCATTGTCGGGCCAGCATCGCAATCGCGCAGACAGCAAACCGCGCAGGACTTGATATCGCTCATGAGTGTGACGCAAGACTCGCAAGATCAGGCCGTGCTAAACGCGATGATTATGCTCAACATGGACGGTGAAGGCGTGCATCAATTGCGCGATTATTACCGTAAAAAACTGGTGATGATTGGCGCGGTAAAACCGACAGGAGATGAGGAAAAGATGATGCAAGAGGCCGCGCAAGCCAAAGCCCCAGACCCGCAAGCGGAATATCTAATGGCTCAGGCTCAAAAAGCCATTGCAGACGCAGAGAAGGCCAAGGCGGAAGCGATGGCAACAATGCAAGAAATTTCGCCAGAGGCCGCGCAAGCTAAAGCAATAGGCGAGGCCGAAAAGGTTGCGGCGGAAGTGGAAAAAGCGCAAATTGAAGCGCAGCAAGTGACAGAGGCCAGGGCGTTTGAGCGCGAGAAAATGCAACTTGAGCTTGAAAAACAAATCATGGAAATTGCAGCAAGGCGGCAGGAGCTGGAGGCGAAAATGGACATAGAGCGCATCAAAGGCATTGCATCGGCAAGTGAGGCGCAATCATAAAATGATGGCGTGCTGGCCGGAATGAATACCACAATCGAATTGCTAGCGGATAAAATGAACGCCTCACCGCAACAAACTATTGTGGTTCAATCGAGCGGCAAAACCTTTGCAATTCAACGCACGCCAACCGGTTATAAAGGCCAAATTTTGAAGTAACCATGCCTAAGGCAACTAGCATTTGTAATTCAATTGTCGGCTTAATGTGACGGGCGGCGGACGCGGCGGACAATACAAGTGAGTCAATTTAAATCAAACATGACCAAGATGATTTGGCGCTAATGCTTATCACGCTTGGAATCGGCGAATCCGATCAGTTGGTGATCGTGTAGGCTAACCGCTGAGCCATCACAGCGAGAAAAGGAAGACCATGGGCCCAGAAGACGAAATTGAAACGTACATCGACGATGATGCTATTAAGGCAGAAGACGAAAGCGAATCTACAGAAGACGCAGAAACAAACGAAGACGGCGCGGGGGATGGCGCGTTAAGTGGCGAGCAAGAGGATGCCTCGCCAGTTAATCCAGTGCGTCAGTTGCGCGAAGCTCACAAAAAGCAAGCGGCAGAGAATCGGAAATTACGCCAAAGGTTGCTGGAATTGGAACAATCGGCACCCAGGCCAGCGGCAATTGAAAAGCCCACATGGGAAGGATCAAAATTCGATGAGGATGTTTATGATGCCAATTTGCTTAAATGGGACGAATCAGAGCGGGCGCGCCAAGCCAGCGAGCAAGAATCACAACAAGAGTGGCTTTCTCAGGCTCAAAAGTACCAAGCTGGCATTGCAAAGCTGGGCGAAAAAGGGGCCGACGCTCAGTCAATTGTAACTTCGTACACGACAGTGGAGCAGCAAGGCGTGATTGTCATGGCGGCAAAAAACCCTGCGATTTTTGTCGCAAATATTGCTAAAAATGACGATCTAATGGCAGAACTTTCAGCAATTACAAACCCGGTCAAATTGGCCGCATTTATCGCACGAGCAGAGGTCAACATGGCAAAACAATCACCAGCTAAGCCAGCGCCAGAGCAGGGCATGGCTCGAACAAGCGCACCAGGCGGCACGCAAAGCCTAGACAAACTATACGAGTCGTGCCTAAAAACTGGCGATATGACAAAGTACTATCAAGCCAGGCGCTTAAAAGACGCAAAGAAATGATGTATCATTCTAACACCTGATTAAATTCAGAGCAACCAAGGCATCCGCCAGCCTTCAAAAATGGTGAGTCAATCGCGGTCGTCCGTTATTCATTCATTTTTTTGGAGGCTTTATGCCTAATTTAGTTGCAAAAGACCTCGAACTGATGTTCGGGGAATACGTGGAAGGTTATGACGCGGCTTGCGTTATTTCTCGCGAAGTTCAAACCTCTTATCCGTCGCCTGTGTCAATGCAGCGCGCAGGGGATGTTTTTTACAAGCCCCAAAACTATCAAGCCAACGTTGTTACAGGGCTTGACATATCCGCGTCAGCAGACACGGATATCGTCCAGCGCTTTGTTCCTACTATTTACCGGTCACCAGACAATGTGCGGTGGACATTGGACGCGAAAGAAATGCGCGATCCTGAGCATCGCAAACAAATTGGCCGCGCATCTGCGCAACGCCTTGCGGCTCAAATCGATCAAAACCTTTACGACACCGTGCGGGCTCAGGCCTCAATTGTTATCAAAAAAGTCGGTCCGCTGAGTTGGGAAGATGGCCAAACTGCGGAAGCGACATTGCTTTCGCGCGGTGTGGCCGGTGGCCGGGTCCGAAAGCTGGTAATGAATGCATTTGACTACCGTGACATTGCAAAAGACCTTGGCAATCGTGCGTATCTTGGGCAAACCAGCCTTGACGCATACGAGCGCAGCCAAGTGCCAGACATTGCAATGTTTCGATCATTCCGCACTGACAACCAATCCGTTTTGGCGGCAATTGGCACAGTGTCGGGCACCACCGTTAATGGCGCGCAATCGTTTACACCATCATCGATGACTGGTGACCTGCCGACCGACAATCGGCGCATGACGCTTTCGATCGCTGGCGCAAACATTGCCAACATTAAAAACGGCGATGCTTTCACCATCGCAAACGTGAACGCAGTGCATAACATCACCAAGAGCGACACCGGCCAGTCGATGACATTCCGCGTCATTTCTGGTGCAGGCACTGCCAGCTTGGTTATTACGCCAGCAATCATCGCAACCGGCGCATACCAAAACGTGACGGCGGCGGCTGGCGCTGGCGCTGCGATTACGTTCCTGAACACCGTATCGCGAGCCGTCAATCCGTTCTTTGTGGACGGTTCGGTCACGCTGGATTACGGCAAACTGGCATTCCCATCAGGCGAAGGCGCTCAGGTTATGACAGCGACAACCCAGCAAGGTGTTCCGCTCATCATGTCGTACTTCTTCGACCATTTGAAGGGCGCTGCGACTTGTCGTTTCACAACGCTGTACGCGACGACTGTGCTTGATCCTGAGCAATGCG